GACCTTGTCTAAGGATCATATCTATTTCATTCTGATAACGAACATCATCAATAATTAAAATACGTTCCCAATACTTTTCACTGCGAGAAATGTCAAAACTTTCACTTGCCATAGCATCAATAATACGCATTTTGGCTTCATGTAAAAAGAACTCTGGATCTTCTGATCGTTTGGTTGCTCCAAACTCTTGGCAGAACTTTCTGTATTTTGCTTGATCTCTTTCCTTTGTTAGCCCCTGCTCCTTTGCTGCCACCTTAATAGGATCAGCAAAAGATATAAGCTCTGGAACAAAACCTTTTGAGAAAGCAATTGCCATAAGCTGATTAGCTACATGGGTCTTGCCTGCTCTAGCCTGTCCTGTTAATCCTAATAATCTCATTCATCGTTTCCACATAAAGGGATCTCATAGTAAACTAAGATTCCTTCTTCTTTAGCAAATGCCCATTCCCAGTTTGCACCGGGACTATTTTCATAGCCAGACATCATGTATATTGCGTCTACACTTTTAAGTGCTTTCAAATCTCGACGAGCTGCTTTCATATAGTCCTTACGTGTAAACTCTACATCAGGACGTAAGCCTGCTTCTAAGTCCATCTCACAAGGGTTAATAACTTCCCAGCCCGCTTCTTCTAACTCCTGCTGCTTTCGTAGAAAAGCACCATAGTTATTATCAGGATACCCTGACATAGGACCTGCAATGTAAATTTTCATTAATGACACTCCGACCAATTTTTACCAATAGTTGCTTCTGCCGCAATAGGCATTCGAATATCTAAAAGTTTACCAGCTTCTTCAGCTGCGTCAACTAAAATCTTAGATACTTCTTCAGCATATTTTTCGTGACACTCCCATTGCATCTCGTCATGAATAAATCCAATCTGATATGCTGAAAGCCCTGCTTCTTTAATCATACGATTAGCAGTAATACACCACATCTTAGATACAATAGCACCTGCACCCTGAAGCAAGACGTTAAGGGCTTTGTGTACTGATCGTACTGGAACCACTCTGCCGTCAAGTAATCTAATATTACCTTGTCTACCAGCTTGAGTAGTTACATTATCAATAAGCTTTTTAAGTGCTGGAATATTCTCAAAGAAACGATCTTTCATTTGACCACCCTGTTTAGCAGAGCCGTTAATAATAGAACCAATCTTTGTGTTACCTGCACCATAAATGAGAGCATAGATAAAAACCTTTGCTTGGTTACGTGTATCTAAGCCCGCAGCTTTTTGATTGATAGTATGAATATCATCATTAAGAATAATGTGAGCATACTGACCACCATCATTAGGATGCATGTAATGTGCAAGGCACCTAAGCTCTAGTCCAGATAAATCTGAACCGACTTGTACCATACCTGGGCTAGGTCCCCACAATGACCTTGCCTCTTTGTTGCTAGATACTTGCTGAATGTTAGGTTGAGAAGCACTGGTTCTACCAGTAACTGTACCTAATGTATTCAATGAGCCATGTATTCTGTTATCTCTAGAATACTGAGCTCTAAGATTCCAGTCTTCTACTTGACCTCGTAACTTATCCAAGTCTCGATACTCAAGTAAAAGCTTTGCTTCTGGAAACTGTAGTTCTTTAAGTACCTGCACATCACATACAGGATTCCCGGTTTCAGGATTGTATTTTGGTTTCCAAGTATATTTCTCTTGAAACCGTTCTACAATCTGTTGGGAGCTACCAGGATTGAAAGGTATTAGTTTGTATTTGTTTGGTCCTTTAACCAAGCGTTCTTTAATTATGCTTGAACCCCTACCCTTAACCTCTCCTTTAGTCAAGTATTGAATATTCGTTTCAGGATCTATATAATACGCTACAGACTTTAAATACTCTTTCTTGTCTGGAAATATCTTGCGAAGCTCATCTTCAATGCCTCTCTTATCAGAGAGTAACTTAAATAGAACTTGCTCACCCATCTTGAAGTTATACCACCAGCCTCGACTGGTTTGATTTGCAACAATCTTAGCAAAATCATGCTCAAACTTCATAACACTTGCAGGCACATGCTTGCATTTTTCAGTCAAGACATTAAATAAATCTGCATTTGTTTTTACATCTTGTATGCAATACTTTAGCATAGATGCATTAAAGTCTTCCCATGACCCTTCATATTCTGACTTCTGGTTATCTAAACCAAAAGCTTCGGATAAAGCTTTTAGGCTGTAGCCTTTAGCTTTATTATTCTGCCGGTCAGGATACAAAAGCATTGCCATAAGCATAGTATCTATAACCTTCTTGTCCTCTAAAGCTTCAGCATTGTAAAGCCTTTTAAGGACAGGAAGATCATAGTTGATGATATTATGTCCAATTAACACATCTCCTGTGGCTAAGAAATCAATACCATCTTGAATCTGATGAGGATAGAAAACATGTTCAGTCCTTGTATTTAAATCTACTGCCACAAGGCAGTGAACAGTATCACATTCAGTAATAACCTGTCCTTTTTGGTTAATCTTTAATTCATTGTAGCCATTTGTTTCGATGTCAAAGACAAGGGCTTTCTGTTTCATATTTTCTCATGCTCTTTTAAAGTTTGCATAATCCATGTAAAGGCTGCTTTCAGATCTTTTGTAAGAAAAGATTTACGATCAGGATGAGTTAGAATAAGCCTAAGAATTTGCATAAACCCCATAGATACTTCATAAGTAAATTTAGGTTTAGACACTAGCGAACTCCGGCACTCCTCCTACAAACGTAGGATCTACTTCTTGTAATCTATTCGTATCATGACTATAGAACAGACCTGTAGCAACACCAGCTCTACCAGTCAGTCGATTCTTTAGAATACGAACAACGGTAGTATTGGCTTCATCATGGTTACTTGCTTGGCGATTGCGTTCCAGACCGATAACGGTATTAGGAACAGACGATAGGGAACCTGAGCCACGAAGGTCTTGCAAGGTAATGCGAGAGCCTTCTTCGTATGGCTTGTCAGTCTTTTTCAACTGAGATACCACATCAACATGTACTCCAGTTCTTACACACAAAGAACGAATGCCTTTCATAAGCGTGTCAATCAACAGACGCTCACTGTTATTATCTTCTGATGCCATCATAGCGGTAGCTGCCGCAGTAATGTGGTCAAGAATAATAACCTTGACTCCCAAGCTGGTAGCCATAAATTCCATTCTTTGTAAAAGATTTTGCATAGCATTGTGACCTTCATGATCATAGACATAGAATCCTGTTTCTGCCAACCATTTCTTAGCCTCAAGATACTCTTCTTCTGAGTAATTTTCACACACGGTGTAGTCAACACGTTCAACACCCATGCTTTCTCTAAGGTCATTCATGGTATTAGCAGCACGAATAGATCGAATAGGTTTATTAATATGAAGAGAAACAATATCATCTACAGTCTCCTGTGGTGTTTCTTCTAGCATAATAGCACCTACACTACGTCCCTCATTCAAGTGAGAGTAGATTAGCTCACGCACAATAGTACTCTTGCCTGAGCCAGTACCTGATGTCCAGAGTGTAATCTCACCACTACGCTGACCAATAAGAAACTCATTGAGTCCGGGCCAAGGAATGGACCATACCTCAGTGTTGGTATTGTTATCAGCAATAACATTACTGACATGCAAGATCTCATCTGGGCTGTAAAGCTGTGCTTCCCAGATAGCATTAATCAGACTCTTAGTTTCTCCAGCAAGCATATGCTCGTTAGGATCTTTAAGCATGATCTTAGCAATTTTAGCCTTGCCCGGAGGCAAGATATCTGCAACAGCTTTAGCAGCTTCACGACCTGCATCATCGTTGTCAAAGAGTAAGACTACTTCTTCATACGATGCAACAAAATCATAGTTGTTCTTAATATCACGAACAGCACTGGCTGCACCGTTAGGCAATGAAACAACAGGCCACTTGTTCTCCATAAGCTGAGATACTGTAAGACAATCAATCTCGCCCTCAGTAATAACCAATCGTTTGCCATTCATCTTGAACAAACCTTGACCAAAGAGTTCTGGGTTACGACTATCGCCTACCCATTTGAAGTCTTTAGTATCATTCTTTCTTAGCTTTTGTGCAACAAGAGTACCGTCTTTGAACGCATTCCAAAACTGAAACTCTTGCTCTCCAACCTGAGCACACTTGTAGCCATAGAGCCTGCAAGTCTTCACATTAATCTGTCGATCTTCAAGGTCAGTATAGTATCCATTGTATGGATTCCAGTTACCTTCTACCTTAACAGCTTTCTTAACGTAAGAACCGCTGGCGTTCTCATGATAACCACAAGCAAAGCAGTGAGCATGACCATCATTGTAACGAGCAAGGTTGTCACATGATGTGTCCTTGCCCTGACGATGGCACTCAGGGCATTGTTCCCTGTCTACAACAAAAGTAATTTCTTCTTCTTTCATAATTCTCCGATAAAAAAATCCCCTTCCATTACTGAAAGGGGATCTTAGTTAATCTACTGGTTCTTGCGATAAGCCGTTTAGCTTAAATGATATGTATTCTTTGCCTTTGTCTGTTTTAACTTTAGTAACTTCAAGATAGTAGATTCTATTATCATTAAAGCCATAATGTTTTTGTAAGACATCAATAAAGGGTTTTAAGCAGTTGTCAATGTCAGAAGCTCGATTACTGTACCCAACCCGGATACGCAAGGACAGAGGACCTGTCCTTGGTATCCTGAGCTTTGGGAGCAGTTTGGGTAACTTAATCTCATAGTTTCTGTACTTAGCAGTCTTCCGCTTTCTGCCCATGAATGCTTCATTCATACTAAGCGGCTTGATAGCCAGCTTATGCATTCATTT